TGCTGCCGTCCGGGACGGGAAAATAATTCCGATCAATGGATACATCTTGGCTGAACCAATTCCGGATCCATTCTTTGAAAAAAAGAAACAGGAATACCTTGACAAAGGAATTGAGCTTGTGGAGCTTGAAACCAAAAAAAACAAGGAGGTATGTTTCGCCCGGGCGGTCCATGTGGGCAAACCTAATTTTGGATACAAGGATCCCAATCAGAGCGACTACTTTATAGAAGTCTTCCCGGGAGATGAGTTGATCCTGAAACGTCTCAGAGATATCCCGATAGAATATGAATACCACGCCAAACTTGACGGAGGCCGGAAGCTATACCGGATCCAACGACACGATATACTTGCTGTGCTATGAATAAGTTGGAATCAATCGGACTAAGTCCCGTGGCAATATGTCCCTACTGCGGCCGGTATATCAAAAGAGGACTTGCCCGGTTTGTGGCCCATATGGAAAAATGTCCAAGTCGGAAGCCATTAATTTTTAAGTACCAGGTTCCTACTGTTGGTGATTTTGAATGGGAAAATACCCTGAAAGAAATCGTACAGGCTAAGTTTGTTCCCCGGGAAAGCGGTAAATTCAAAGTGTTATGAAATACAGACACATATCGGTGAAAATATATGATTGGGATGTATATTTTTTTGATTTGGGGAAGATTTTTAAAAACGACCCCATTCTTAAAAAGCTCTCAAAATTGATCGGGAAGAAAAATTTAAGAAGTGTTGAGTCTATTTCTTACAGTGAACTTAAAAATGGTGGAGATCATTTTTTTCATCATAATCGCAAGACTTCAGTGGTAATCGTATATAAGACAAGTTCCAAAAAACAAAAAATAAGCATTGTCCTCCATGAACTTCAACATTCAGTTGATAGAATATGTGAAAACACAAGAGTCAACGACATTGAGGCACGGGCATATCTCATGGGATATATTGGATCTAAAATCATCCCTAAATTATGAATTGGCAGTTTGTAGATAAAGAGTTTGCCAGCATGATGTACTCTCCCGCCCGGGTGCCGGAGGGGGAGAGCCTGTTCAAGATCTATCCGGATCTGAAGAAATACAAGATCTTCACAAAGTCTGCCGGCCCAGGCCTTGATAATGACAAGGTCATGATGTGGATCCTGTGTATGTACGACAAAAATACCCCGTATCGTGCCAAATACCGGGATGTTCTAAGACGTAAGGCGGAAATAGCCCATGATGTTGGTTTTGAAACACTCCCATCCGGGATTTTTGAGGATCCTGTGGAAGATTTCATGAGGGGGAATAATAAGATTGTTAACGAGAAAGGGTTGGAGTTTGTCCGAATGCACCGGTCGTTTAAGTATTCCTATATGGTTGCAATAGAGAACTCTTACTATAATATGCTCCTGGAAGTAATGAACGGCAATACCAAAAGGATTACCGATCTACGTGGAGTACAAGAGGAGTTAGAGGAAACAATGTTACAGCTATTAAACGATGACGACAATCCATACATGAGGGATGCCCTCCTTCGTTATATGGAGGAAGAACGGCTGATGCTCCGGCCGGAGGATATTGCACGAAAGAAAGCAAGCGGTGAAGACCCTGTCCCTGATAAAAAAATACTCTGATCAGGTTTCAATAAAGATCCTTGCCGGCTATCAGGAAGCAGACAAGTATCTTTGGGTGAATACTGATGACCGAGATCTGATACCAATCCGGATCACTCTCCCGGAGCCACCTGAATACCACCTGATAGATGGTTTCGGGCTGCCGGCAGAGGAACAGATGTGGCATCCACCCAAGCTGCCCAAGCGACTGAAGGAATTACAGCGCAGCCTTGAAACCATTGATGAAATTTGGGACGAACTTAACAAAAACAAGGATGTCTATGCCAATGAGATTGAGTTCATACGGGAACAATGGTATCGCAGGATCCATGGATATTGGTTTTTCAACAACGGAAAGCCCACCTACATTGACGGATGGCATTACTTCTATTGTGCCTGGTGGCATATTGACGTAGGACTACCCAAGTACAGGGACCGTGACCGGAAGTTTTTTCTGTTTGCCCGGTTCATTTACAAGGACACAACCACCTTCGCATACATAGATGAGAAGGGGAACCCCAGGAGGAATGACAAAACGGGCTATTTTGACATGATTGACACCGGTGGCCGGGTATTTTATGGGTTCAATTACCCCAAACACCGAAGGGAAGGGGCCACCTACAAGGCAGAACTGATCAATTATGACATTATCAGTACCACAATGGGGGCCTGGGGTGGAATTCAGAGCCAAAATGACGTTCAGGCAAGCAAATGTTTCCGCAAACACCTGATTTCTCCATGGAAAAAACTCCCATTCTTCTTTAAACCCAACTATGAGGGGTCCACATCCCCAAAAGCAGAGCTTTCATTCTCTCCCCCGGGCCGGAGACTGTCAAACAAGGGATCTTTTGTGTCTTCTGATGTCGGATTGGAGAGCATGATCAACTTTGAAGACGCTGAACCGGGTGCATATGACGGTGATAAGCTGTATTTCCATCACGATGATGAGGTTGGGAAGCTCAAAAAGGGTATCTCATGTTGGGACAGGCACCTGGTCGTGAAGGAGTGCCTTGTCATGGGTGCTGAGATCATTGGATTCACCATTAAAACATCCACCGTAGGTGAGATGGAGAGAGGTGGAGGTAAGATCTTCAAGCATCAATGCGAGATGAGCAATTACTTCCAACGGACTCCTAACGGGCAGACAAGATCCGGGCTTGCCACGTTGTTTATTCCGGCATGGGAGGGGCTGCAGGGCTTCATTGATCAGTATGGGATGTCGGTCATTGACACTCCTACACCGGCCCAGGCTAAATACATCGGAAGGAAGATCGGAGCGAAGGAATATCTTCTCAACAGACGCAAGGGGTACATTGACGCAGGTGACTATGAAGGACTCTCCGAGGAAGTTAGGCTTTATCCCATGTCATTTACTGAGTGCTTCAGAACGTCAGCCAAGTCTTCAGGCTTCAATATGGCCAAGCTCGAAAATCGTATTGACGAACTGAGATTTTCCAAGGAGCTTCCCATCAGGGGCAATTTCTCATGGTATCATGGACAGCGTGACACATATGTGATCTTCACCCCAAATAAGAATGGCAAATTCCTGATCTCTCATCAGCTTAACCAGGAGGAGGCTAATCGTAAATTTTGGGACGAGACGGAAGAAACATGGAAACCCGGCAACTCATCCTGGGGATCTGCCGGAGCCGACCCCTTTAAGTTTAACAAGACAGAAGGGAACCGAAAATCGAAGGGTGGCGGTGCCGTGGTCCGTAAGGCCAAAATGAAGGACGGCAATTTCAGTATGAAACGGAAATTTGTCTGTACCTATTCTAACCGGACCTATGATAAGAACGAGTATGCCGAAGATATGCTGATGATGTGTGTGTACTTCGGAGTACCTATGTTCCCTGAGATCAACGTGGATCTTATATGGGATTATTTTGAGAAAAGAAATTATGCCGGATTTCTACTTTACAGGTTTGACCCAAAAACTTTTCAACAGAACAAAACGCCTGGTGCAAACACCAACGATAAAGTCAAGCAGGAAATTTTTACCGAGTACATGAACTTCATAGAATATGAGGCTGATGAAGAAACTCATGTAGAATTGCTTGAAGAATGTCGGGACATCGGAGGCCCTGAAGAAATGCCGGACTATGACCTGTTTACTGCCGGTGGTTACGCCCTGATGGGTACGGCTCCTATTTATCAGGAACTTGAAGAAATTGAATCAAGTGAAGTTTCTTTGGATATGTTTGTTAAAAAAAGGAGATATTCGTGAAAAAAATAATTAATATCTTACGCTAAGATTTTCAGGAGATGGCAGGGTTGGCAGTAAAAAGCGTAAGCGCATACCAAAAAGGGACGTATCCATTCCCGAATGATGAGATAGATCCCAAGAAGAAAGACGCAGCATGGGGGAAAAAATTCTGCGAGGCCATGTATGCAGCCTGGGTGACGGACCGGTGCGGGATCCCATACTCACAGATCGAGGAAATGCACGAACTCCGAAGGTACGGAGCCGGGATGCAGGACGTTTCCAAGTATCAGAAAATCCTATTATCAGAATCAGAGAGTGGAGATCTTGAAGGGTTCCTCAACATAAATTGGGATATCTTCTCGGTCATGCCTAAGTTCAAGCACATTATCCGGGGCATCTTCGAGGAACAGGATCACTCCATCATAGCCAACGCCATAGATCCCAAAAGCATTGACGAAAAGAAAGGGATTATTCTCAGGAAGTGGTTCAAGGCTCGGTATAAGGATACCCTTAATAACCTCCGTCAGATGGGAGGCGGGGAGCCGATAGACGAATGGCTCCCGGAGTCAGTCCATGAGTTGCAGGTTTATCAGACCATGGGTGGTTTGCGCCTGGCAAAAGAAATGGAGATTGAGGAGGCTTTGAACTACACATTTTATATCTCCGATTGGCAGGAGGTGAAGCGCAAAATGATTGACGACTATGGAGACATTAATTGCGCAGCAGTAAAGGATTACACAGATCCATA